TTGAAGTTTAAAGCAGTGAGTTGTAACACTTGTGTATAAACCAATGTTTCACCATTTCTAACTACTTTACCAATTTCAGATTGAGTGTTGTTTGTAGAGAATACTATAAAGTCTTTACCTATAGGGATTATCCCAATTACTGTAAAAGGAGCTAGTAGCCCTATTTCAATAAACCCATCTTCATTTTCTTTAGAACCTAATACATTACCAGATACTATGTTCTTAGCAAACGTATAAGATCCAGTAGGTGTATCTTGTAATACTGAATCTGAAAAAAGTCCCCGTGAAAGTTTCATTTATAGCAACACTATTATAACTGTAATAACTCCACCAACTAACGTACCTCCAAGAAAAGCTCTTAACTTACCTCTTCTATTCTTTTTAGCATCTGTAATTTGAGCATCTTTAATGTTTATTCTCTGTTCTAAAGAAGACACCATTGACTTGTATTCCTGTTCTTTTAAAATATAGGTATTTATTTTTTCCTTGTGTACAGCTATGGACTTATTCAGTACATTTACTATACTATCCTGTACATTAGTTGTAAATTGAAGATGGTCTTTTACTACTAATTCATCTATTATCTTTTTAACTACTGAGTCAGGTAAACAAGTTTCTTGGCTAAAACAAGTTAGAGAACAAAGTAAGCTACTTATAACGATCAAGAATCCAACTCTTAGCTTCATTTGGTGTTAGTTTAGATATTTTTTTACGTATTTGTTCAGTCTTTATTTTATCTTGTTGTATCTTATTTAACAAATACTGTATTTTTACAGAATCAGCTTTAAGTTGTTTATTTAGATGAATTAGATCTTTGTTTAATTTTTTTATTACTTGTTTAGAGCTATCTTCCTTTTGTTTCAACCGTACTTCGTATTGCTTAATTAAATCAAGTTGAGCTTCATTACTTAAATTACCTAAGACTAGGTAACCAGCAACAAAACCAACTACAATTGCAAGGAGAATAGCTATATAACTGTATTTATTCATTTAAAGCTTTTTTATCTACTGTTAATTGACCACCAACCCTTGCTATTAAACTGGAAATAAGGATAGTTATCTTTAGCCAACTAGGAACCCAATCTCCAGGTATTGCTTGTACGTACTCTAAACAGGCACCTAAAGCTGAAATAAAAGCTAATCCATAAGCCACCCAAGTCTTGAATATCTTACCTAGTTTTGTTTCTTTAGCTTTTAATCTTTCTTTTAACTTCATGACAAGTTATTTTAATATACGTTCACCACTTTCTGAACCAATAAAGAAGTCATTAGCATAGGAATGCGGAGGTATCAACCTAACTGTTGAATTCCAAGTTCTAGCTCTAGTATCTAACGAAGCAAATGAAACTTCGTTCACTGCCCTAGCAGCAAACTTCTCAAATTGTTCATCTGCTTTGTCCCAACTAAATATTGGATGTTGATAACCAGAACCAATTAACCTCCTGATTATATGCCATTCTAAAGCTTGTTTAAAGTTTTCATTATCTGGAATAGTTGGATAACCTTCTTTATCTACAGGTAACGCTAAATAATGAATACGTACAAAACCTGACTCAAAACTTGTTTGTAAGTAATTACCTTGTATTTTGTAATAAGCTCTTTTGTTAGATCTTATATTAGCTGAACTAGTTAAATCTTGACCAAATATAGGAACTGATGAACCTGGTGTAGTTGTAGGTACACCAGCAGATGTTTGATGTTGATAAGGATTTACTTCAAATGTACTGATACGGGTATCTTGATTAGATTGATTACCTCTATGTCTAGCTGAAGTTTGTAAAGTAATATCTGTAATATCACCACCTTCAGGAATACGATTACCATACTCATCTTCCACAGCAAGAATAGAAATAAATCCACAAGGTAATTCTACACAATGATTAGAAACAAGTAATTCACCTGGACAATCTTGTTCTCCAGAAGATTCAGTAATCAATGTTTGTGTAGTTTGGATATAACCAATACCTTCAACAATCCATTCTAAAATGTCGTCTTGATAAACTGAAGGTAACTTATAACCTGTTCCCCTAATTACCCTAGCTAGAATTTCTTTTGCTGAAACTTGCTTGAAATTTGGCATGATTACTTCTTTTTACAATTTATGTGTAGCGCATTATTTTCACGTTCAGCTAAGAAGCTAACAATGCCTAATGTTTTATCTTTAGAAGCTTTTTCAAGAACAGCTAATTCATCAGCAATACCATTACCTCCACCTCCTATGTTGAATGCTGTTCCAGCAGCATGGGGAGTTTGATTAAATGTGTAGCCTTTAAGATTAACTCCACTTTTATTCTTGTAATCCAGTAAACACTTAGCTTTAAGTGGGGGATTGATTATAACTCCAACAAATAACAGATGACTCCAAGCCATTTGCCAAATATATTCATCGTTAGCAAAATCATCTACATTGCCAATCATAGCATGAGGGTATTTTTTATCCAACCCCTTTATTGTAAGGTATTGTCTGATTACACGTAATTGATCATTTGCATCCCTTAAACCAGAAGTTACTACAGCCTTTAACTTAGCTTCTTCAAAATATTTATCTAATCCAACAATTACGGGGGTAATACTTGGAGTTAGTTTTACTTTTGGGTTAACTCTTAACCACTTATTATTTGTTACGTCCATAATGAGATTGTGTGTTTATTTCATAACTAAAATGTAGCATTGGGTTTAGTTTATTAGCTAAAGCCAGTTTACCTTTATTCCCTAATTTATCTAATGAATTATCTCCAGCAGTTTTACTTTTATTTGAAGTTGGTACAAACTTGTAAACACCTTGATGTTTTACTTTACATAAATACTTTTTAGCCCAAGCCCAACGCAAGTACCAAGAATCTGAATGGAATACCATCCACTTTTCACCATCTGGGTTATCTTTAGACCACAATGTTTTACCTTCAGCAAGTAATTGTTTTTTAAGTGCTTTACTTTGTCCCCAATCAACTACAGGTTTATTGTAATTTCTATTGATTTTCTTGATCAATAAATGACCTAGTTTACTACCTAAGTTTAATACTTGACCAAAAATAACAGCATGAGATACTTTTTTATTGAATCTAGCTATTACTTCTTTATACATCCAATAAGGTATTTTACTCGTAGGATATTTTTGTTTATAAAAAACATACATATCTGCTGTTGACCTAGTTACTGGTTTTACTATTTTTTGAGCCATTTTAAATCTTTTTATTGGTTAGCTGTGCTTTTTAGACCAATTTCTACTTCAGTGTTTTCAGTAACAGCAATAACCTTAAGTTCATTCTTTAATATGTCCTGCATAGCTACATTGATAATATCTTCAGGAATATCGTATTGATCATCATCTGTGTAACAAAGCTCGTTAGCACATTTAAATATGTTTAACTGTCTTTGATCAGTCCATATACCCCTAATACCTAAATTCTCTAAACTGTTTTCATTGTAAATAAATATGTAGCCATCAGAATAGAAGTATTTAGGTCTATCTTTAGTGTATTTAGACCCATACTTTAGAATATAGTAAAGTTGTTCTGGAGTTGTGTAAGTATAGCCATCAGATTTATCTGGATCTCCTACATAATCAAACAAAGCTTCTGTAGTTCTTACTGGTGTTGGTATCTTCTTAGTTGTACGTTTAAGTGTACAACCAATGTTAACAGGACAATCAGCTTCATCTACATCAATTAAACTATCTGTAATTGTTTTTACAAAGTATTTTCTTTGTTCAGGATGTTTATCAACTATCTTCTGTAACCAGTCTGCTCGTTTGTAATTCCAAACAACCTTTAACTTCTCCTGTACTGGAGTAGAAAAAGGTTGTCCTGCCATAGAAGCAGTTAAGGAAACAAGTTGATTTAAAGATATTTTCACTAATTAAGCGTTTACGAATAACTTATCATAAAGTAGTTGATATTGACTAGATAAAGTCAAATCTTCTATCTTCTTAAAATCTAGTTTTTGTACTTGTAGTTTAATTGGGTTTTTAATAGAATCATCTAAGAATTCACTATCTGCTTTTTGTTTAGCTGATTCAATATTAGCTAACCTAACTTCAGGTAGTTCACCTTCAACAGATAGATATTCTTGTTCTACTTGTTCTACAATTTTTCTACGTTGTTCTTCAATTTGACTTACTTCTTCACTAACTAGTTTTAAAGCTTTGTAGCTCAATCTTTTAACTCCTTCTGAGATTCCCTTTTCGTTGATAAAACCTACATAACGATCTTGAAATCCACTTAATTGCGCTCTTAGTTCGTACAGTTCGTAAATTGATAATGATACTTCTTCCATAATTGTGTTGTTTATTTGGTTTTGTTTTAACTTAATTATTTTGTTGTAAATTTAAGAAATTTTTGGTATAGCTCCAAATTTAGTAGGTTACAAATTACATTGGTTTTTTTCATTTTAATTTAGTTGTTAAATATTCAATTTGTTTTTGTTGTTGTTGAATTGCTTTTACCAGAATAGCTGTGATTTGACCGTAACTTAGTGTCATTTCACCCTCCTCACCATAGACTATTTCAGGCACTAAATTTTTTACCTCTTGAGCTATAAAACCAATATCGTGTAGGTTGTCTTCACTTTTCCAATTGTATTGAACAGGGTTTAATTTTAGTATTGTTTCAAGCCCGTAATTAATAGGTTGAATGTTTTTCTTTTTTGTTCTGTCAGATGCGTTTGTCCACACACCTGCAAGGGTTAAAGTAGCACCATTTCCGTTTGAAGTGGTTGAGCCTACTCTAATAGCGGCTGCACCTGGCTGAACACCAAAGCCCCAACCTACAACATTGCTATCACCAAGTACAAAAGTATTAGAAACATCTGCAACAGCGTCACGACCTATTGCTGTTATATTGTTTAAATTTGCAACACCACCTCGTGCATTTGCTCCAATACACGTATTATTTGAACCAGTTATATTAACTGCATAAGAAGTCCATCCAATAAAGGTATTATTATTTCCTGTGGTTGTAAAACGTCCAGCAAAAGTACCCATTGCTGTATTTGCAGAACCTGTAGAATTATCTATTAGAGAAGAACTTCCAAATGCGCTGTTGGCCGTACCATTAGTTAGATTTCTTAGTGTAAATGCACCAAACGCACAATTACTACCGTTAAAAGTTTGTGCTGTCAATAAAGTTTGATAACCAATACTTGTATTAATGTCATTTATTACTCCTGAAATCTGGTTGTTGTATCTAAAACATACAGAAATAGCATCTGTAGTTCCAATAAAATTAGTAGTTGCTGATAAACCACTATTACCTGTTAAAGACCAGCCAGCACCGCCTGTTGCATAATTAGGTATATTCAAAGTATTACCTACCAATGTTGCTGCACCACTTGTACCTGTAGTTGTTAATGTAATAGCATTTTGTTTCCCATTGAAGGTGTTCCAATCAGTGCTTGTAAGCAATCCAGTAACACTAGTTGTTGCAGTTGGAATTGCTGTGGCACTAGCTGCGGTAATCAGACCTTTTCCATTTACAGTAAACGATGGTATAAAAGTAGAAGTACCAAAACTACCTACGTTAGAGTTTACTGTAGCTAATGCAGTTGTTATAGCTGCTATGCCACTACTTGCACCAGTTACATCTCCTGTAAGTGTTATTCCTGTAGCTCCTAAAACACCTAATGTAGAAGTCACATAGCCTGTAGTACCTGAAAGGTTTGAAAGGGTAGTTATATTTTGAGTAGTATTAACAGTAACAGTGTTAGCAGTTCTTGTTAATCCTGTAGAAAAAGTCAAAGGAACTTCTCCAGTAGCGTAGTTGGGTATATTTAATGTATTACCAACTAAAGTAGCTGCTCCACTAGTTCCAGTGGTTGTTAAAGCAAGTACTCCAAGAAAAGGTTGGTATATACTTTGCCAGTTTGTATTAAGTGTTGGTGTCGCAATTAAAGCAGTAACATTTGTGGTAGTATTTGGGGCTAGATTTTGTACCAAAGTACCACCTGATGCGTTTACAGTTATTGTGCCTGTACTTGCATTTACAATGTAAAATTGTTGACCAGCTACAACAGTAGTGGTAGGCAGTACTACAGTTTGGTTTAACGTACCTGTAAAGCGTTGTAACTTATTTGAACTTGCTACAAGTGTAGTTGTTCCACCTGCTGTAGCAGTAGTTGTAAAACCATCTACTAAACTTGCTGCAAGTATTCTGTTACTTGAGTCACGAGCAACAAGGGTTGAAGCTGTAGCAATATTAGCTACGGCTGTACCTGTTGGTAGTACGTTAAAAGCAGGAGCAGCACTAAATGTCTTTATAGCACTAAAAGTTTCAGCTAAGTTTATTAATGATACAGTACCAGTTGCATTTGGTAAGGTGTAAACTTGAGCTGCTGTATTTGTGTTTGTAAATCTGCTTGAGAATGTATTTGCTACGTTACGAAGTAATAAAGTAGTATCATTAAATGTTTTTGCTCCAGTATTTGTTTGGGTGTTAGCCAATACCATATCGCCACTTCCACCGCCTCCACCACCTAATCCTACCCACGCACCGTTTTCATAAAACCTGAATTTATTTAAAGTGCTGTTATAAAAAATTGTTCCATTATCAGGAGAAGTGTGATCAGCCGTGTGGTTTCCCACTACCAAGCTAGCATTGTCTCCAGTTCCAAAAATTGTTTTCCCATTAGTACCAGAAATAGTGACTCGGTTGATGTTATTCGTCCCTAAACTTATATTTCCTGTGCTTTGAGTTTTTAAAATCATTCCACCACCTCCTGTAACTTCAATATCAACTCCTGAAGCCCCACCAGTAAGGTTTAAAGCCCCACCAGTAAGGTTTACGCTTGGGCCTTGAATATTACTTGATACAGAACTGTTTACTGTAAAGGTACTAAGTGGAGAACCTCCTATTCCAAGGTCTAAAGAATTCGAGGCACCGCTAACGACAACGCCAGATGATAAAGTGCCTGTCGATATTGGTGGTAGCGTTGTCCAAGCACCTACACCATTTCCATTACTTATTAAAGCCTTACCATCGCTTTCATTGCCATCAACCATTTGAATAGAACCAAAAACTGTTAACTCTGAGTTTGGTTGGCTTGTTCCTATGCCCACTTTACCTGTGACAAAAACTGCTGCGTAGTGATTGCTTGCATTTGATACAGTTGGATTGTAGTATATTCCTGTAACCGTACCACCTTGCTGGTCATTAATACTACCCATTATGTTGATGGTATTATATATTAGTCCAGAACTATTTAAAGTGACACTGGGCTGAATGTTTAGCATGGAAGCTGGGGTTCCGGGATTACCAAATGCTATGGTTGGATTGCCACTTATGTTCAATGCTCTTAGAGGCGCAGTTGTAGTGATAGTTGGGACGCCAATATTTAACACTGTTTGCAAAGGATCACTAGGGTTAAGGTTAATGTTACCTAGCAGAAGTCTACCATCGCCTAATATTCTAGTGCTGCCTGTCATGTTGTTGGTAACAAGTGATGTATTGACCCCATTGTTTAAAAGAAATCTTGTTCCACTAAAATCAGGGTCTGTATAAGTCCTTGAAGCTGTGTTTGTGTTGGTAACAAATGATGTAAACGTATTGGCTACGTTTCGCATCCCCAATGTGCCGTCCAAAAATGTCTTTAGACCTGTGTTGGTTTGTGTTCCAGCAAGCAACATGTCGCCTCCTGCACCTCCACCCCCTAATCCAATTAATTGAAAGTTAGTGCCATCGTAAGAAGCAATACAGTTAGTGTTAGCTGAGAAAGAAGTAGATGTAATCGCAGCTCCATTTACTTGCAGTGGAATTGCACCAATCGAATTTATATTTAAAGTAGAAGCTCCAGTTGGGGCATTATTAAACTTCAATCTTATTTCTTGTCCTATTGCATAAGCTGTAATACCAGTTATAGTAGCTGTGTATGTGTTAGTTCCAGATACCGTCCATATAGTTGTTCCAGCTACTGAACTTTTGGGGATCAACCCATTATCAGATAAATCTGCCGATGTCCATTGATATGTACCTAATCCAAGTATGTCTACTTCTAATCCACCTAAACGTAATGCTAGTGGTACACCTGCTCTAGCTGCTGCTAATGAAGCCCAAGGGCCTCTTCGTATATCTAAGGATACTGGGTTTACAACGTCTATACCTGTAGATAATGCTAATACTCCTCCTGCCATATTATGATGTTGTTATTCTATGTGTAGTTGATGTTGTGTAAGGGGAAGAGATAACCATTTCATATTTATTGTACAGTCTTGATGTCCCCCCAGCATCTAAGACTGATATAGTACCAACAAGAACATATTGGCTGGTAATATTTAGATTTAAGTTTCCTACATCTATTACAGAAGTAATTGTAACAGAAGGAGGTAAACAAACTGAGAACCTAGTTAAAGATGTTCCTGTAATTAAATCAAATGTATTACCTGCTGTTTGAAAAGCATTACTTGGTAAAGCTCTTACGTTTGCTGATGTAGTTGGTGAAGTAGCTACAGCACCCCAGAATCTAAGGAAATAAGCAGTTATTGTAAAGTTAGATGAATTTACATCTATTCCACCAACTCCTGTATCATGAAGAACACCTCTATAGGTTCTTTGTGATAAGTTTGAGTTTAGTTGTATTACCCCCAATGCCACACCAGATTGAGTTCCATCATTAGGGGTATTAACTAACAAGTTAACAGAAGCTGTTACATCTCTTATATCTAAGTTAGCCACTGTTCCTGAGTTTACTTGAATTCCCCAAGTAAAGGTAGCTGGTGTAGTCAATGTTGTTCCTACCTCTACTGAAGTAGCTTGTCCAGATATTTGGAACGATGTAAAAGCTGGTCGTATGTATTCTATTGCTGCATCTGTAATAGCCTGTACTGCTGTTAAACCTGTCCAAGCTGCTGTCTGCCCATTACTGTATTTACCAAAAGTTTTACCACCTGATAAAACAAATGTAACATTGGCTGCAAAGGTACCTGCGCTACCACCTGAAGCAGCTTGCCATTGTGGAGTTCCAGATACAGAAGTAAGTACAAAGCCGTTTGGACCTGCTGGTAATTGTACAGGAACATTAGCATTATTACCTACCCATATTGCATTTTGAGCAAGTGCATTATTTAATTTATTATTTAATTGTGTTTGAACGGAAGATGTTGCATCATAAAAACCATTTGCAAGAATATTTACTTGAGCAGCAGTAGCTGTTACATCTGATACTTGAGATAAAGTAAGAGAAGCCCATTGAACATTGTAATCAGTTCCATCTATTTTTCTTAAATACTGTAATGCTGTTCCACCTGTAGGAACACCGTTGGGTGTAGTAACCCAAGCTAACCCAGATACAGTAGAACTTAAATATTGACCAGAAGCACCTCTACTAAATTTGTTCCAACTTCCTGATTGATATACAATTAAATCTCCTTCTGTTGGAGTAATAGCAGAACTAAATAAAAGTCTGTTGTTTAATTGTGTTTGTACAGATGAAGTTGGATCTAAATAAGAAGCTACTAGATCTGATATATTAGACGCTATTGGTAAACCACTTGAATTAGATAATAAAAGTCTGTTTGGTGTAATAGCACTGTTTTCTGCAATTACACCAAAGTTATTGTTGATCAATACTCTATTTAAAGTTCCTGTTGCTAGTTTTGTTCTGGCTATACCAGCAGCAGAATTAATGTCATTGTTGGTAATAGATCCTGTTAAATTTAACTTAGAATAAGCTATTCCAGCTAAAGAATTGATTTGGTCATTAGTTATGGAATCAGATGTAATTGAAGTTACTCCATTAAAGTTAATCAGTACTTGACCAATAGGGGTAACAGCACTAGCTAAATTAGAAGCATTACCAATCAATATCTGTCCTTGTGGTAATGTTTTACTGATAAAAGTACTTGTATCTACTGCTGGTACCACAGTAACATCGTTTGTTGATGTGTTCTTGGTCAATACAGGATCACCTACTCCTGAAGCTAACGTTCCAAGTATCTTTTGACCACCTCTTATTACAACTTTTTTTGCCATTACTTAACTAAAAGTTTATTAAACTTCATACCAAATTATTAATTTAATTAAAGCGTTATTATACCCAGAATTATCATAAGCTGATCCAGGTCTTCTTAAAACTAAAATATAACTAGTACTAAGCCCTTGAACTGACCCATCGTAATCTAAAAAATTTATTTCTGTAGTATCTGTACTAGATGTGCTGTAAAAATTTTTACGTGTACCTATTTTATTTTTTAGATTTCTTGTGTTATCGTAGATAAAACCGCCATAATCTAAAATTTTATTTGCGTCTAAACCATGTGCTATAGAAATCCTATCTACACCAGTGTTCATGTTCCAAGGAACTTCTAATAACTTATATTTTATATAAGAGCCATTTGCTTGCGTTCTAATACCATTTTGGGCTTCTAACGTTCCTGGTACAACAACAGCACCACCTATTTCAGATACAGTACTATTTGAAATTGTTGTTGAAGATGTAGCTTTAGTTAAATAATTAGTTGCTAAACCAGACAAGCCCGCTCCACCACTAGCATTTTGCCAAGTAGGCACACCTCCAGTTAATGTTAATACTTGACCATTAGCACCAATAGGTAGCCTAGTTGTAATATTAGAACCATTTCTGATTATTATATCACCAGGACTAGTCATTGGGTCAGTTAACTTAGCATTAAGAAGGCTAGTTAAAGAAGAGCTTATATCTACAAATCCTAAAGTAGTTGGGTTTAAAGTAGAAGATATTAATTTACCTGAACCATTGGTTATAGGTACAATATTGTTATTTAAAGAAGCTAATTTAGTTAAAGTAATATTAGCTGATGAATTAATATCAGCATCAAGTATTACACCTGCATTTATTGATGTAACTCCTGTATTGGTTATTGATATGTCACCTGTTACTGATTGAGGAGTAGCTACATTAGAAGCATTACCAATGTACACTTGATTGTTTGGAAGTACAGCAGAGACGGGGCCTGTACCATTACCGTTATTTGGTATAAAGTATCTTGTACCAACAATATTCCATGTAAGTGAGCTAATAGTTGCAATCAGTTGTATATTACCAGCACCAAATACTAGATCAAAATCTAAAGATGAAGTTGATCCTGTTACATCATCTGCTCCAATATCTGCTAAATCAAAACTACTACCATCTGATTTCCAATGTCCTATTATTGAACTAGCTCTTTGCGCTCCATTTGTTGCTGTTGCAACATAATCCCACCTAGCAGCTTTAGCATCTGTAATAGGAAAAGAATCTACTATCGTACTTACTGAAATTGAACTAATAGAAAAATCAGTGGCCAAACCAGTGAACCCACGAGGGCCAACTGGGCCAATTACCCCATCTGCACCAGGCTGTCCTACAATAACAGCAGGAGCTGCTTGGAACGTTAAAGGAGCTGTAACTGGATATTGATTAAGTTCACATAACTTAATTAAACATTCTAAAATGTTGTTAACATTTAGAATATCTTGTTCATTAGTTAATAGTGTTCTATAATTTAAAGCTTCTAAATAACCTAATATAAGGTCAGCTTTAGACCATTGATCAACTAAAGCTTTACCTAATCGTCTTCTTACTACTAAATCATTGAGTAAATCTCTGTAGTAAATTTGTGATTGGTATATAATACTGCTTGCACGTACATCAATCATTTAATTTGGTTTAACGTGTTAAACAACCACAATCATCACAATACTTTTCCAACAATCTAGCATTTTTCTCCCCTTCTATAAATTGACCTGTAACTTCATTGATTGAAAGCAATGCAAATAAATCCCTTATCCAATGATAGTATTTACCTATTTTTGTATCGCACCCACAATCTGAACCTTTACAAGCTTCTATAGAATGTTTAGAAGCTGCTTTAATATAACAGATTGAAGACTGAAAACTAACAATTTTATCAATAATTTGATAAGTTAAGTTCCCAGGATTTAATGAAGTACCTACGTTTGCTATTTTTGTAGTTGGGTCAACAATAGGGGAAAAGTAGGTGAGATTTGTTACAAGGTTACCTGCTGATGGGGTTGCATTTATATACTCATAAAAAGCATTTAAAGTTGGACTCCAAACTAAATCATATTGATTATAAGTAGTTCCAACTAACCAATCATTGATTATAACAAATTTATATTTATGCCAACCATCTACTCCATTTGTAGTTGTAAATGTTGTAGCTGATTTTGGATTAAAAGTTGATACAGTCAACGGTGTTTCTACTTGATCCTCATTTACTTTAAATGCTGTTAAGTAGACTGCAACTTGACTGCGTAATGGGTTAGAACCTCCATATACTGTACTATCTGTCCAATTACTTTGGGTTCCTGGACTGATTATTGAAGACCTTACTAAGTTTGGTGTCAAAGGCATATCTATTCTCTATTTAAAAATAAACCCTTGTAATAGTTTAAACTCTACTACAAGGGTCATAATGAGTCGGTTAACTATTAAACCGCGAATACTGTCTGTAAGCTAGAGTTTAGAGTTCCACCAGTAGGACAAGCAACTACAAGTCGTTGAGACTGCTCTTGTACGTATTCTGAAGGTACAGCACTTGGAATATTACGTGTTGCAAATTCAAGGAATATTTGATCGTAGTTAGTAGTAAGTGAAGAAATCAATGTAGGTTGACCATAATCTTCACGGAAGTTTGAGTTACGGGTAGAACCTATACCATCGTAGATAATACCTTCTGAAGCTTCCAACTCACGGATACTTACACCAGAACCTGAACCAAGAACCCAGTTTGTTACGGTTGTAACAGGTGTCAAAGTAGCAGAAACTGTACCAACACCTTGACCAGTGATAATGTAATCAACTGAAGTTCCAGTCAATACTACACCAATGTTTGAAGTACCACTTACAAAAGGAGCAGTAAGTACGTTAGCGATAGCTAGAGCAGCGTTTGTAGCACCAGTAAAAGCTCTGTCAAGAGTGTAAACAGCACCGTTAATACCAGTTACCCTGTAAACATCTCCAAGTTGACCAGTACCACCAATTGCCAAGAAACCACCTACTGCTGGCGCACCAGTTGGAGCAGCGTTAAAAGTTACAATGTTACTACCAAAAGTAACAGCTAATGAAGCAGCTACAGTGATTGCGGTAGTAGTTGCACTTTGAAGAATTGTTGCACGTACAAAACGGTCTGTAACAAGATTTTCATAATCTAAACTACCATTTAGTTGTTTTACAACCTCTGCAAGTACAGAGTACTGATTTACGTTTGTACTATTTACAGTAGCATAACCCTCTTGAATAGGCCAAGGCATATTACCTGGGGTAAGATCTCTAGCTACAATACCAATACTAAGTGTGTTGGTTTGGGAAGCTGTGCTAAAATCAAGACCAAAAGTACTTGATGCAGCAGCAGTTGGATGATAACCCAAAGCTACAACTTTAGCAGTTGGAGCAGTGTAAGCTGAACGTACCTTACGGGTTACATCAGAGAAGTTAAAAATAGGTGTTTTATTAACTTGCCCATCACGTTTTTGAGCAATGAAGAAACGGTTAGTAGCAGTCAAAGCTGCTGTTTGTCTAGTACCATTTTCAAGGAATACACCAACTTCACCATCAGCAGCAGATGTTACGAACCCTGCGTAGGTTGTTTGAGCAGTATAAGTAGCTGTTCCTACAATTACCTTTTGATTTATACCAGAAAGAGTTTTTGAATAAATTGACATATTTAATTAATTATTGTTTTTTAAGTTTAATTTCTAAGTTCTGTATCTTGTACTGAAGCTGGATAACTATTATCTTTTGTATCTAACCTTAATAATTCCACAGCTAAATCTATTAATTTTGGGTGTGTATTATCAGCTAATTCACAAGTTTGATCCAAACTTAAAGAAATTGTTCTTGGCTTCCTAATGTAGTCAACCATCAACTTAGTTACTATGAAGCTTTTATCTCTATAAACTGTAAAATAATCTAAGTTTTGAGTTACAATAGAGTTATCTACAGAAGTGTTGTAAAACGTATTATTAAACAAGCTTAGATAAAGATTTGCTTGTTGTACCAACCTAGCTGTACTGATCTGTACTTTTTTAGAAGTTAATGAATTTATTGCACCTCTATTGAATATAGAATAATTTGTTTGTGTTTGTAAAGCAGATTTAGTCCCTGTTGTTGTGTTTATAGTTATTGAACCAAATGGAGAGTTAGATACAAAGATAAATTTACCTTGTTGATAAGTGTTTCTGTATCTTTCCCAATATGCTTTAACCGTTGGGTGTTTATAAAAATACTCTAATATGTTTTGTGTTATAATGTACCTTCCTTGGCTAGTTTGTACACCATAAGCCAAACCTGCTGGTGCTGTGTACAAAGTACCTTGTACTGAACTGGTTATTTGAAGATTACCATAAAATGGACTTGGACTTGTTGGTGTAGGGTAACCTATTGCTACTACGTATTCTGAAATAGTGTTAGTACCCAAATTAGGAGCTTCTTCACAATTTCTTGGATCAGTTAATGTTTCTACCCTTGTGTTTATTGTCCAATACAAATCTGGAGGAATTGTAGAATATTGGTTAAGTATGTTTAATTCATTTAAATTATCTGCATCACTTGGTATAATCAAATCCAACATTTTATTGGTTTGAATCAATCCTGATACAGTTGATAGATTTAATTGATTGCTTTGGAAATCTTGTTCTACACTTTTCTCAAGTAACCTGTACTGTGCTTTGTTTAAAGCAATATCAATTTCTTCAGGAAAGTACTTGTTTCTTTTAAAACTAGCAACTTCCTGAAGACGTTGATTAATTTCGAGGTGGAGCTGAAAACATTCCATTATACTTTTGTAACCCAGTCTTGGATCAACATTTGTTTAAATTTAATTTTTAGTTCGTTTGGAAGGTCGTTATAAACTTTATCACATTCTTCATACAATCTATCTAAATCTTGCCAACTCAACTCACTTTCTGGAACATAACTAGTTACCTGTTCTCTAAACCAAGCACCTGTTTCTGTATTTATTTTTGCGTGTTCTTTAATAGATTTAAATAGCCTAGGTGTTGGATTATTAACGTTTTCAGCTATAAATAAATCAAATACTGAAGTTATTGATTCTCTACTTTCGTTCATAACCTACTATTTGCATTTCAGGAACTTGTAAATAAATACCTTCTTCAAATACTAAATGTTGTGGTGAGATTCCAGGCATAATTATAACACTATCACCTACTTTTATCTCACTTACATCTTTACCTACTTTTACTACAATGTAATCACCGATTTTCTGATCTGCTTTATGCTCTTTTTCGTTCTCAAATAAGTCAGCATGAGTTTTAATCACAAAATCAGCTTTTGGTATATAAATACCACCTTTAGTCTTCTCTTCTCTTACTTCATAAAAGAGTACCCCACGCGAAGATGGGGTATAGTTCTCTAATTTCATAATTTAGTTTAGTTAGTTAGTAGGTATTATACAGTTTCTGTTGAAACTTCTTTAGATTTAGCTTCTTGTGCTTCTTTAGACAAATAAGCATCACCTTTCTTAGCTTTTTGTTGATATTGCATTTTCAACAAATTAAGTTCCCTTGAATTTTTAGGGTTCTTAAAGTAAAGTACAGCATCGCTCATATTTACTCCTACTGGAATACTTGTTTCGTTGTAAACAATATTGTTACCAACTCGTTTTAGATATTGAATAGCAATACCTTCTTCAATCCAAAACTTCATTTCCAAGTCTTTATCTTCACAAACATCAATAAACTTCTTAAAAGCTTCAGCTTGTTGTGTAGGATCTAGTTTAGCATTTTTAGAAGCATACTGTTTCAAGACAAGGATCTTATCTTTCTTTAGATTGGTTATATTACGTCCAAGCATAGTAAGGATTTGATCTACTTTTATTGAATCATCTTTAAACCTCATATACAACTCGTAAGCTTTATCTTCCAAACTATTTACAGAAAGAGCTTGAGCATTAACTTGATTAGGATCTAGAATAAAGAATTTTTTACTATAGCTACGTTGAGCCTCATCTTTAGTAAGTGCTACATCAGGGTGTTCTACAGCCCATCTATAAATTAAGTAATCACGTAACGATATTGGTTGATTGTCTAACGAAGGTGGTCTTGAATTATCTTTTTCTAAGCCAATTTCAAGTGTTAACCCTTCTTTTGGGATTCTAACCAGAAGATTATCATAATGACGCATAACCTCTGCTCTAAAGTTTCTATCATTACTTTCTATACCCAGAAAGTCTGGTAACAATAGACGTTGTTCTTCAAATGAAGACAAGCCAGTACCTGTTATTTTACCTTTAAAATAAGGCCCTAGCGGTTTATAAGCTTCCCCCAACCAAGCTTTTACTGCTGGGTCTTCTTGGGACATTTCTACTAAATTGTAGTGACGATGAATCTCAATCTTTTTTGACATAAGTTTAGTTTAATTGATTATTCTGTAAAGTAAACTTAATAATACTGTTTTGTCAAGCTCTGCATAATATTGAGCTTATTCAAAAAATAAAGCTTTTTGTAACAAATTTAATGTGTATTTGCTACAAAAAGCTTATAAAAAGAAAGGTGGCGTTTTAAGCCACCTATCTAACCAACTAAACTAAACTATTATGCGAATCCTGCAATACTTGGACTAATTTCCATATGCAAGCTTGTGTTACCTCTACGGAGAGTAGCTCCACCTGTTGACATTCTATGATAACTAGAAGCATCAATATCTGAGCTAAGTGCTGCTAGATCACCTGATCCAATATTACCCAAGTTTTGGATAATTTTGTATTGTTTAGGAACAGGGGTCAAACCAGCTACAACACCATGTAACATTCTACGACCTTTTTCAGCAACAAATTGCAAGTTAGGTTCACCATCAAACATTCCATCATCAATAAACACCATGCGGTAAGACTCAAGAGGGAATCCAGTTTCAGGGTGCAAAGGTGATTTTACTGCTCTACGACCATAATCGAAGATAGGATTGTGTTTTACTTTAATGTAATATCCATCAATGTGGTACATTGCAGAGAAGAAACCAGTTGACAACAAGTCATAATTAGAATCTCCTTTGATAAACTTATCGGCTGCTGAACCACCACCTTGAGCAAGAAGGTTCTGGATAGTACCAGATTCTTTCATCGCACGATCAAACTCTCTCATTCCACCACGTCCTGTATACAAGGTAATTGAGATACCATCTGTATCAGATTGACCAAAGAAAGCATTTGCTACTACATTTTGGAGCAAAGAATAAGTCAAACGAGTGTAAGTAACGTAGTTATTGATCTGTTCCAAGATACCTGCACCAGTAGGGATAGGTTTACCTGTGAAAATATCTTTCAAAGGAATCTCACCATTTGTTCTACGGTTGTAGCGAGAATACCAGAACATATGTTCTACTTCTTCCAACCAAGCACGTTCAAATTGATATTGTTCAAAATCCATCCACAAGCTGATAGGAGCTTTTCCTTCTGCATTGATAGAAATTGCCATTACACGATTAGCTGAATTACCAGCCCACTGATGTGACATACGAATAACCGACATTTGGTTTTTGTATTTACCAGGAGCTACACGCTTAAACTCAGTACCACGAGATTCTGATTCGGCGTTAAAGGTGTTAAGATCTGACCACAAAGTACCAGCAACAAGTTCAGATGGTGGTACAGAAATACTATCTGCTACAGCGTTAAGTTGCAACAAATATTGAAATCCTTCATTTACTTTAACAGGATCTTGCAGTACATATGCTTGTACACCAAGAGGTGACTCAATCATATAATTACGTTTCATCCAGTTGTCCGTAAACACGATGTTAAACGGTTGATTACCAATACCAACACCTGTAACAGTAGCTGGAGTTACAGCTACAGCACAAGCCTTGTTTAATCGGCTCATTACAGGCCAAGTGAATTGAATATCATCCAACTCTTTTACCTTTGGGTTATTTTTCTTAAACCCACCTTCAGCCGAAATAATATCCCCCATAGTGGCCATCGCCAATGGGAAAGATTTAGTAGAATCTCCTAAAAGCCATGTTAACTTAGTTGTTAACTCTGCTGGAGAACCGTGACGAGCTGCATAGAAATTATTTTCATCCATCATTGCTTTTGGATCAAATATGTCCTGCTGGACTTGAAATTTAAATTTGTTACTTCTGTTACCTGCCATTTTTTATTTATTTATTGTGAAATTAATTTACGTTATACATAATAATCATTTAGTGTTTGTGATACATTATCACCTCGATCACTACTTGAGCTTGTTTTACCTCTAGCTGCTTCTGCGTTAAGTTTTAACTTAAGTTTTTGTGCATTTTCAGTAGAAGCTTTAATCTGTATCAATTTAGAAAGATCTCCTTTCTTAAATTGAAAATATTGATACTGAAGCAACTTTTCAAGATTAGCTGAATCAATAGGGGTAGCAAACTCATATCCTTTACCATCTGCTGTCCTACGTAGCCCATTTAAAGCAAACTTTTTAAATTCTTGAGCTTCAGCTCGTCCAGTTAATTTAAAACTACCTAACTTACCTGATTCAAGAACCTCATCAATTGCCGAAACTGTTAATCTATCTCGTTTCTTTTGTTCTTCAGCTTTCAACTGTTGTTCTTTCAAAGTTCTATCAGTCTCTTCAGCTTGAGCTGCTTTTAGTTCATCTAAAGCTGATTGAGCTTCAATAATCAAACCTTCTTCAGAATCTTCTGCTGTTTCAAGAAGCTTTTGGATTCTTTTCTCATTTTTAATGCCTTTACTTTGGTAATACTCTTTAAGTATTTCTTTACCAAGTTCTACATCATTTTCAGTCAGTTGTACTTTAGAATAATCTCTAGCCGTTACTGTCTTGAACAATTCAGCAATATCCCCACCATTGTAAGCATGTTGTAATGCTTTAAAAGCTGCTGGGTGATTTGTTTCTATTTCTTCTAAGAACGTTTCCAAAGCAGCTTCTCTAACCGCTTTTTCTCTAATTGCTATACCTTGAGGGGTGAGTGGATCTACATCTCCGTAATCTACTTCTACACCCTGACCAGTAATCTTTTCTACTTCTTCAAAAAATACTTGAGGATCATCTTGTTGATCTTCTTCTTTAATTGATTCAGTAACTGACTTACTTACCTTCTCTTCTTTAACCTCCTCTACCTTTTCTTCCTCAATTTCTTTTTCAACTTTTTTAGGTTGTTTTTTAGAAACTTTCTTTTCAACCTTCTCAGTTACTTCCTCTTCTTCTTCTTCCTTTTCTTCTACTTCTTGTTGAACTTCATCTTCATTTGTAGAATCATCTACACTAAGTAGATTTTCATCTGTAAAATCATCCCATATGGATGATTCCATTTGTTCGTTGTTTTGTTTAGCCATGTTGTTTAGTTGTTGTTGGTTCAAATATACAAGTAATGTACAAACTGGTTGTAAATCACTTAGTTGTAAAGTTTATTGAGCTTTTCCCTTAAATTTTTTAAATTTCTTTAGATCGTATTTTATTTTCAATTTATCTAGCCTAGGTTTGACGTAATGTTGGAAACACCAACCTCCAGTAGCTCCTATTAAAGCTAGAAGAAAAGCACTTAATGCGTGTAGAAAGAATGTACCAATACTTACACTTGTAACACTACCAATTAATATTGCACCTAATTCTCCTGATTGTTTATTTGTCATAACTTTTACTTTTAACATCTATTTTTTCGACTTACTTCTTTCACCAGCTACTGGGTTCTTTAGTTTAGCTTTATTGTTTTTATCTGCTATACGTTCCCTTACAACCAATTCATGTTGTTTAAGATCTAATTCCCTATCTTTTTGCCTAGCCTTAACAGCTTCAGCTCTTTCTTTAAGGGAAATCTCTCTTTTCTTATTTTGGTCATCAGATATTACTTTTTGAGCAGCAGAAGGATCAATAATAGCTTCAGGGTTTTGATCTACCCCAGATTGTTTTAAGATTTCTAAATCCTCTTCTCTATCGTATTTAACATGAAGCAACCTTTCTTCGATTACACCTTTTAATTCTTCAAAAGAGTTTTCAATCATTACCAATCTTTCTTGACCTTCTTGTTCAGATTGTTGAGCAGCTTGAGCTTGTTCTTGAGACTTAAGTTCCATTTCTTGAAGTAAGATCTTAAGTTTAGACAATGACTTAGCTTGTACTACATCTACTATTGTAGAAGGATTTACACCATTTTGAGCAAAAGCTTGTACTTGTTGTCTAACCATTTCTAAGTTAGCTAAATCCCTTGCAGAACGAGATATATATACACCCATATCCATTTCAGTATATTCTACTGGATCAATAGATAACATTTGTGTTCTTAAATCATCTCCTTGATACACTGCTTGAAATCCATCAGACCAAGCTAGTTTAGAAATATCCAATAAACCTTGTAACTCACAACGTACAAATTCCTCAAACCTTGAGAATACTTTTTCTGAGATAACTGAAGAGTTGTTTGAAGCTAGTTGCGCACCAGTAGCTGTATCACTAGAAGTTACATTACCTTTACGTTGTCTTGAAATACCTAATAATTCATCCCACTCTTGTTTTACAAATGTCATCAAACTGATCAAGTTCTCTATATGTTGGTATAGTCCCATGTCAAGGACATTATACTGATTGAATGATTTATCTACTCCAGGTTGTGATCTATCAATTAATGCCCATCCTGTAGCATCAGCCCAGTAAAAAAACTTTTCTTCATCCCAACCATGTTTTTTAGGAATAGCTCCTTGATCCATTAGGATAATTTTACCTTTGGATTTAGCTATTGTTTTTTCCATTTGATAATGGAGAATACGGTGCAGTATTTCGTAAGGCATACCCATCTCTACTACAGATACGTTTTGAGAATGTGTATCAGAAAACCTTTTACCGTTGTATGGTAACTTACACAAAGAAGAGTTGTTGACTGTATTTCGTTGACCTTCTACTGGTTTAATACCTAAGAATAAACCTTCCCCTCTTCCTACGTTTAATCTATAACCTTCCCAAACTTCGTTAACCCAATACCATTCACACGTTTCACCCTGTTCTTTGTTTACTTTGTAATTTTCAGGTACTTCAATCTCTTCAGGTTCCCCAGTCATTGGGTTTATATAAGTAAGGATACCTATTTTGGTTAAGTACTTCCAAGTACAGTGGAATACAACTACTTTGGATTTACGTAAATCTTTATCGTCACGTAAAGCTAATTGATTACTTATTCTTGCCCCATTAAAACTTAGATGTCCAGATTGGTCTTCGATAAGATCTATTTCATTTTCTTCTAGTTCTTTATAAAATTGATCTTGTATTTCAGATGGTGTCATATAAGATCTTTTTACACACCATTGCCCATCCTCTATGTATTCTGAATCTGGGGATTTATCGTAATCTATATCAAGAGGAGAACAACGTTCATATACCATTCTTCCTCCTCGCATACCTTTGTAAGTAAAACATTCTCCAGCTATTAACCAATCTCTGAATAATCGTTTAAACTTTTCTTCTAATTGTTGTTGGTCAATTATAATATTTAACGCTGTATCAGCAATCTCTGCTCGTTTATCTCTGTAATTAGAAGCATAAGCAGCTTTAATCTTTTCAGGTAATTGAGGTTGTTCAGAAGGAACACCTGTATCTTGACCAGAAGCATTTAAAGCATTGATGAATTGTTGTTCTAAAGATTTGAGAATATCTTTGTACATTGCATCTTGTGCTTGGTTATAAGCGTCAGCATTGTGTACTTTTACAGCAAAGGAGAATGGTCTTCTTTCGTATTCTCCTTCTAACAAATCTACATTAGGTCGAATAATTGGATAACTTCTTAGCCTAGCTGGCCAATTAGTGTAATCACTGTTTGAAGAGTTTAGTGGGTTGGTTACATAATGAAAGAAAGAATCAGGTAACCTATTGTTGTAAGCTTCGTAAAATACTCTTGGATCTCTAATATTAGGGTTGATTACTTCATCCATAAACGTACCCAACATAATGTAATAATCCATTACCCGTTTGGTATGCTCAAACTTATTTTTAACCTTTTCAGAATAAGAAGTACGAAGTCTAGGTAATCTTGAAGAATGCCCTGTATTTTGTTCTAACATTAGTTACATGATTAAGTCCGTTGGGTTTTGTCTAGAATATAGATCTCTTTGAATAGGCAACATTTCGTGCATCTGTAATTTATATTCTCTATCATTCCTTGAATCAGAAAACAAGTTCCTGCTAAAAATATGATCTCTATTTTGTTTAGTTTGTTGTTCTACTACCTGTAACTCAGCTTCTTGGAGTGTAGCCATTAAGACCAACATACAGGAAATACGGTCAAAGTTACCACCTGGAGAGTACTTAATCAACTCCTCTAGTAATGCTCTATCGTATATGTGGTCTATATTAAGAACATATTGAGTATTTTCTCCATCTATTTTTAAAGCTCGTTCATCCAACAACCAATCTACCAGTTTTTGTATTAATTCAGGCTTATTTGAGTCCTCAACTCTTACAAAAAACTCTCTTCCACTAATCTTTTTATGTTCTCGTGAGTGGTTAAATACAGTTGGACGTTCACCACAATAATTTAAGAATCCGTATTGTTTAGCGTAGTTTAGAAGATCGTTACCTCCTCCTTTAATCTCAGTTTGTACAATTGCATTAAAGTAACGAGCAGCTAAGAATATCCTTCTATGAAAATCTCTTACCCTAGGCGGTCTACCTGCATACCATGCAACTAGAATATCATCAACAGTTGGGAAGATTGAGTTTTTCTTTTTGTAAACATAAAAAGTACCTAATGAATTCCATTGAGTAGTTTGATCTAAATCTTGATGAAAGCAATCAGCTACAATGTAATATAGGTTGTCAGGTACTCTTCCTTGATCGTCACGTAAAGGAGACTCAAATAACATGAAAGCTCCTTCTAAAGCTTCATCTGTTTTGTGTGGGTAATGATCTACAGGAGTAAGTTTAGAATTAAGTTTAAATACAACTTGTCCTTCCTCTATTTCTAATTCACCTTTTTTGATGATACCTGTAATATCTGGAGAAGAGTCAACTAACCTAAGTTGTCTTTGTAGTTTTTCAATAGGAAAGGGATTATTGTTTAGACGCATTAAAGCTTCCATAGGAGTGTATGGATACTCAGCAATTTGTTTATCCATTAGAGTAGAGGATCCTTTTGCAGCTTTTTCTCTTTGTTCGTCATGGTAAGCTTTTGCTTTAGTAAAATCAGTGTTCCCCCATTTATCCATAAACCTAGTCATGTTTGCCCAAGCTGGAAAAAAGAAACCATGGTCTTTAGGTAAAACAGCTTCTCCTTCCCAACAATTTTCAAATGATAAACAATCAAACACGTTTGGATTACTAAAGATATTCTCTAATCCTGCAATACCAGGCCCTTGCTCACCGCCTGTCCCCCAAACACACATCATAGAAAATTTAACACCACCTTCTTCAGCTAATGCTTTTGCTGTCATCCAAGATGACTCAAGATTGGGGAAAGATCCCCCTTCTTCAAAGTTTACAAACCCCCTAGCTCCTCTGAGTTTTCTAGGGTGGTCAATTACAGCCCCTTGTATTTCCCCACCAGTTTTAACTTCAGCTCCCGTATCAGGATCTAGAAAAGAAGCTTTCTTATATAAATCTTGATCTTTAAATTGTCTTAAATGTTTAAATGCTCTTTCAGTTGAAGAGTTATGGAAGTTAATCTGATCCCAAGCTTTAGATAACACTCCATCTTTATTTAAGTACCTTTCTACAGCAACAAAATAAAATACAGGAGTCTCTGTTTGGAATGTATATTCATGTACACCAAATGAGGCCATTAATTCTGAGAATCCTGTACCACGAGGTTTTAGAATAGCTAAGTTTAGACCGTTGTTAATTGCAAGATTATAGTCAGTGGAGAAGAAGTAATGTATTGGCCAGAAATTAGGAAAGGATGTAACCCGTTTAGAAACAGCTACACCCTTTTCTACAGTCTTCATTTGTTTGTAGTTAAGGAAATGATAATACTTTCCTGGAATCCATAACTTAGTTATTGGATTCTCATAACCGTACAAACATCTTTCCCTTTCTTCTCCCCAAAAGATATTGTACTTCTTTGAATTAAATACCTCACCACAGTATTTACCTTCTTTTAAGAACTTATTAGCAGCAGGACTAAATAACTCTGTATGTTCAAAGTAAGTATTGAGAAGTAAGTCCTTGTTGAACTTACCCCTAATCTTTCTTGGTATGTCTTGTATAAGTTCTGACATTTTATTCTCTTGGATCTAACCACTCAATACTTGTTCCTCCCATTTCTTTAGCAACTAACTCTAGTTTTTTGGCTAATAGTAATAATTCTATTCCATAAAATGGATTAGGATCTGTCTCATTTACTTCTTTTAGATTTAAAACTCTATGGCCAATGTGATCTAACCAATCATTATAAGTTGCATTTTTCCAACTAGCTTTTAAGTGTTCTACATTATATTCTTCTGTAGTTACTGTTTTCATGTTTACTGGTATACCTTGAATTAAACTTTCAGTCATTATACTTTTTAAAAAATTCTAAAGCTTTTTCTGGATCAGTAGTAGATATTTTTTCTACTAGTTCAGGACTTTCCTTGCCCATTATAATATCTTTAAGTAGTGATCCCTCGTTTAGTAATTTTTTATCCCTAACTATTGCGTGGTAAGTAGTATTTTCTGCTAATCCGTGTATGTAGTTAAAGTTTTTATCTTTTAGATTTACTACTAGATTTTTTAACTTTTCTATATCATTGTAAGTCATCATCTTCAGTTTGTTTAATTTATTTATTTCTTAAGGCATTAAGATAATGTTTTGCTAAATTTTTTCTTTCAAAATCTATGCAACCAAACATAGCTCGATAATAAACTTTTATTGTTTCTAAATCAGTTAGCTTATCTACTTGGTCTGGATGGAAAGTGTTGGTTTTGTCTTCAAACTTGGAATCTCTTATTGTTTCAAAAAATTCTTCGATACTAATTTTTTTCATATTTAATTATTCTCTTGTTCTTCAACTTGTTTAGATTTTTTCTTACTACTATCTTTATTCATTGCCATCCAACCTAGTTCATGATCACCTTTAGAGGTTGGAGTAGCTACTAATCCTAGTCTACTTTGTTTTTCTAATTCTTCTAATGTTTTTAAGAATGAGGGTAACTTTTCTAAAGTAGTCATTACCTTACCTGGATCATGTACTAATCCCATACTAGCATTTCTTTCATCTAATTGTATATTTTCTAAATGTGTAGAAAACTTATCCAAGAACCGTTCAATTATTTTAATTGAATTAGTAGTTTTATTTTCACTACCTTTAATGTACTTAGCTATTGCTAGTTTAAGTTCAGGAGATTCAACCCAATGTTCACTAAGGTTACAATCATTCTTTGCTTCTTGAATCTTTTCTTTTTCTGTAAGATAATCTCTATAAGGTGATTTAGGAGAATAAACTAAGTACATATACTTTAATTCATTTAAAGCTTTGTACTTTTTCCTTCCATCCATATCTCCTTTAGTATCTTTGTTATACTTTAAGGTCAGTAAAGTCTGTATTTCAGGAACAAGTTTAACTTCTTCCATTACAAACTCAAGATCACCATCAGCATTAACCTTAATCCATTCCATAATCTATGTTTCTAAACATTGTCCAATATCCTATTATTTCATTAATATTCCCAAATACTAAGTAATCATTTGTAACATCATGACAACTAATGTAGAACTTTGGCTCTTTAAATTTCTTCCAATCTTCTTTGTAAGGGTATGATTTAATTGCTGTTATTTGTTCCCAACATATGTAAACCTCACCAGAATGTTCTGTATACTCTCTTTCCTTTTCTTTAGTTGCTGTTTTAATACCCAACTCTCTCATGAACTCTTCTTCATCTCTACTTTCACCTTCTTTATAAATAGGTTCTCTAAAGATAACAGTAAGCTTTAGTGGATCGTTAAAGTTGTAGTTTGGATCTAATGTAATCATATCTTTTCTTTTTGTATAAACTTAATTTCCCAATTCTGTAGAACGTTTTGTCTAGTCTTCTCATCTTTAAATTTAATCATCGCTATAACATGCGACACATATTCTGAGGAGGAGACAGTTAATCCATATAATCCTACATCATTTATATCAACAATTCGTTCAGGAGGTAAGATAGTTAAATTTACGTTTCTTGAATTTAACTTAAAATCTTTGTAAGCTTGTAGTTCTTGGTATTCTTCAAGATCTATTGTTACTTTTGGTGTACTGTAATTC